CTAGCTGTTGCGAGCGTGGTTGCTCCGTTTGATACGATAACTGCCATTAGATAGTCTCCTCATACGCATCACACACAGCCTGAGCGAGTGCGGTTAGTTCTATTTTGCCGTCACCAACTTCACCACTAGTAGCAAGGTCGTGGACAACGATATCATCACCGTTACTCATATCCCACGTTACACTCGGAAGCTTAGTGGGGTCATCAAGATTGTGGTATCTGCGGTTTATTGGTTTCATGCGTAGACCACCGTTGTTGCTCGGTTATCGTACACTTGGTCGAATGCGCCTGTACCACCCCATGTGATGACCAGACCAGAGGACTCATCAATCTTTTGGATCTGCCAGACCGCAGCACTTGTTGCAGAGCCGAGAGCAGCTTTGCCCACATAGGTGACGCTTGTGGTGGTGGTTTCATCAAGGATAAGTTTGTAGGTCGAGGATGAGAATACCACAGGGATATTACCGTTCCCATCTAGCTCGACGTTCACTGGTCTGCCGGTGCTATCTACATAAGGCGTACCATTTCCACCACCGCCACCACCACCAACCGGCTTGTCAACGATCTCTTTCAACAGTTTGTTTGACTTGTCGAGCTTGGTCTCTACTTTCGTGAGGTCGGTCTTGGGTATCTCTGGGAACTTAGGTATCTCGACAGGCTTCTGGTTGTTTATAGCCTTGAGCATGTCGGTCATGATGTTCTGCAAAGGCTTGAGGTCTACGTCTTTTTCGTTGATGATTGGTGCTTCTGCTACTAGCTTGAGTCCCTTGATAGCCTTTTCAACTGCACTTGTATCGAGCTTGATTTCACTGAGGTTTGTTACCTTCACAGCATCTTTAGCTTCGGGTATCTTTGGTAGCGTCTTTGGTATGAGCGAGAGTTCTCGTTTAAGCCCATTTAAGCCCTGTTCTAGCGGTTTTAGGTCTAGTTTGTTGGTAAGTATGTCTTTATCTAGTTTCGATAGAGCCTGAACGACTTTATCAATATCAGGTGTAGAGATACTTGTAAGCTGGTTGACTACCTCGGTCTTGGTAGTTTTGCCGTCCATGAAACGAATCAGGGCATTGAACGCCTGAACTACGGTATCTTCAAGAGCATTGAGCTGGGCAGTACGTTGTTTGTACTGCTCCAACTCTTGAGCTTGGTTTTCTTCTGCTTGGAAGTGTTGCCGTAGTGATGCTCTTTTTTCCATTACGCCACACTCCTACCAGTAGCCACTGATCGTGTTCCTGCTACTGTTCTAGTTTCTGGAGTGGTTTTGGTTAGGGTGATGTCGTCAAACCAAGCGTCGCCTATTAGAGTGGCTGCACCGTCATTTACTAATCTACATAGCATCTTAATAAACCTAGTATTTGATGCCGTAGTGAACGTGGCTGTGTATTGAGTCCAGTCTTGAGTGGTTACGATATCACTCGCTATTATGTTAGTTGCTGCGGTGCTTGAGTTATTGCCTTGTAGCTCAATCGCCCTAAGTTGTGCGCCAGTTGTGGCAGTACCGCTAGTTATATTTGTCTTAATTCTGCCAGTTGCAGTGTAGCTCGTACTTGGCAACACGGGGATGGTCGAGTTTATGAAGCTTGAGTTAGCTTTTTGGGATACCTCAACCGTAGATGATACAGCGGAGGTTGACAACTTCATTGAAGCGTTGCCCGAATACTTCACACTGGTATCAAACTGTGCGCCACCTGTGCCAGTTAGTGATTCTAACCCCCAGCCAAAGATGGTGGTTGGCACATTATTGCCAGAAGCGGTTCCGTCTATCCAACGATACTGAGTTGTAGTAGGTACATTCACCACAGGAGCTATCTCAAAATCTCCGTTGAATACCATATTTCCACCTACTGCCTTACGAGTCTTTGTAGGAGTATCTCTAGTCCAAGTACCTGATGTTATAGTTCCGTCATTGCCGTTGCCTGAGGTGTCGTAGGCTATAGAGCCAGCACCTTCGGAAAGAGGGTACACTGCGGTAGCACCTGTAGGGATAGTTCCGTTTTGATAAAGTGCGGTTACTTGTTCTTGAGTCCAAGGAGTAGTAGTGTTGTGCCAGACAATATTAGATAAGTTCACGCCTGCATAGTTTGAAGCTGCGGCAGACCTTCTTGCAAACGTAAGTGTTTGAGTAGGAGCTGTCATAGTTATTGACGTATCTCTGTCAACTAATACACCATTGGCGTATATTTTAGCCTCGTCCACTTTGTATGTACCGACTATATGTGTCCATGTTCCAGGGCTTATAGTAGTTGATACACTTGCATCAAGCGACGCAGAATTATATATACTAAGAGTAGCCCTTGAGCCAGACGTAATCAGTAATGTCGCACCACCACTAGGACCGCTATCAGAGTAATCAAATATTCTATCGTTAACGACTTTTTTGTATACCTTGCACCACACGCTAAAGTTAAATCCAGTAGGGTCTGGTACCACAGGAGAAGTCATTAGTGAACTAGTACCATTAAAATACAAACTGGCGTTACTATCCTGAATGCTTGTACGCGGCATCTTAAGCCTCCTTAGCTGTTTGTGCGACTCCGACTATAGCCGTAAGGGCTGTGTCAGCTTTACGGGCTGCTTTGCTCGCTGCAACAATTTCTACTGCATATCTGCTAAGTTCTTCGTCTACGGCTGCTTTGTCTTCTATAGGAAGGTCTCCACGAGTTTCTGTAGAGATTACTGTACCGTCGTTCTTTAGGCACTGGAATGTTACGTGACCTTTGGTTTCATCTACTGATGTGATTTTATATTTAGCCATGATTATTTCCAGAATATTGTTATGTCAGCAGTTCCACCGATTGTTGCGTAGAGACCTGTTGAGAACTGAATGTCCTTGCCAAAGTTTACTACGATACCTGAGCCTGCTGCGAATGTAATAGTGTTCGTCAGAACTGTTGTAGCTGCCGAGGTGTTATCCCAGAGCTTCAAAGTTCCTGATGAGTGTGAGTTTACAACAAACCCTGATACTACACCTGCATCTGTTTTGATTAGTGCTGATGCTGATAGGTTTGTGTAAGTCATTGGTTCACGTGTGTTTAGCACGTCATTAGTTAAATCCTCACCAGCGATTTTCGTGCCGAGAGTCTGAGTCTCGTAACCATTGTCGTCTAGTATTCGTCCTGCGCTTACTGTGGTCATATTATTTCTCCTTCTATGTTAGAAACTGATATGGATAACTGGGTATCCACTTACCCATTCCAACCTCTAATTATTTTAATGTGGTCGAGTGGTATCTATGCCGTTACAGTCATGCGTGAAGCCCTGTAATCGTGGCGTATACCACTCGTAGTTTGACTATGCTGTGCGAGTCCAGTTAGCTTGAGCGCCCTTAACGTTAGTGACGTTCCATGCTTTAGCGGTGTTAGCTGCACCAGATGCTAGAGTGATTTCGTCACCAACTTTACCGCCAGATTTGACGTAAGTAACACCCTTGTTAACTGCCGCTGTGAATCCGTTACCAGTTACACCATCACCAGATGCAGGTGTGAGTACGAAGCCTACGCTTCCGTCGTCGCCTGAACCAGTAGTGCTAGATGCCTGGACTACTCCACCGTTGCGGATAGTCAACCCTGCACCAGCCAAGACTGTTGCTGAAGCTGGGGCTGTCAGAGTAAGACCGTCAACGATGACGTTCTGTACCCAGCCAAACTCGGTAGCTGCAAGGGTTTTGTTCTCTGTTACGTTGATCCAAAGTCGTCCGTCTTGGCCGACATAAGGAGTTACAGGATTTGCCATTATTTTTCCTCTTTCTTATTTACTTGCTTTAGGAGCAGTCTTTTCAACTACCTCTGCCTTTGTTTCGACTTTTTCCACTGGTGTTTCTTGAACAACTTCAGCTTTTGGCCGTGGATCGGTCTTACCGACGAATGTGAACCCTGCCTTAATATAGGCGTTTGTGAGAGGCGTACCGAAGCCTGGCTCGTTTATGAGTTCGACAACCGTACCCGTCTCTTTGTGTTCATAGAACCCGTCTACTGACTTATTTCCTTCTTGTACTTCTTGCATTGGTAGTTTCCATTTCTCTGCTCTCTAATAGCAGGTTGTTAGTTTACTTGACGAAAGCTTGAAATCATGCCTTCGTATATACCCTTATACCCGTACCACGCTGGGTAAGGATGAAGTTATCGTGGTAGCGTCGTCCTTGGCAGATCCAACCGTCAACGTCTTTGTCGTTGTCGATAGTACGAACCATGTCGAACTTGTTTACAGCTACAGCGACACCTTCACAGGTAATCATGAACTGGAAGTTAGTAACGAAGTAAGATGCTGGGACTTCCTTGATGAGCAAGCCGTCAACCATTCCAACGATACCTTTTTTGCTGTCTGCGTATGCAGTATCACAGTCTTGTTTGAACTCAGGGTCTCGCTTGAGCAGGTTCAATACTGTAGGAGTGATCCAAAGAGTACGACCTTGCTTGCTGTACTTAAGTTCTGTAAGAGCTGCTTGCTGAGCCAAGATCAGGCTGTAAGCTGTGTTGTAAGCTACTGCTGTTCCTGCAATTACACCTTGTGAGTTGGTGATAGCGTAAGCGCTACAAATACCAAGGTTGTAAACGTCAGTAGCTGGGACTGATACTTCACGAACCTGGCGCTTGATAGCCTTAGCTGCTTCTGTGACCATCATGCTATCTTCGTAGTTACCACGATCGATGGAGAAGCTAAAAGACTTGTCCTGTGAAAGTGTCAAGGTCTGAGTACCAGTACCAAGCTCTACGAGAACACCAAAGCGGCTCAAGCCGCTTCGCATGTAGTCGTTCTCTGCAACGGTGTCTACATTGTAGATCGTTACTGAGTTCTTACCGTTAAAATCTAAACGGATTCTCTTTGAGTCAAATGCTCCCATAGTCTGTGATTCAAGGTAAACCCTTTCATCAACAGAGCTTAGGTGAGCAGATGCGTAGTTTTGTCCTGCCATTATATGTTCCTCTTTCTTTAGTCATCAGACTGTAGAATCTCAAGGATTGTGTCTTTCGCTGTTTCTTTTGGTGCTGCGGATGGCTTTGAGTCTGCATGTGTTTGCATCTTCTTGCTGGCTCGCACCTGTTGAACAGCTCCGGACTTTATCGCACCTTGGAGTAAGTCTGCTGTTTCTGTTAAATGTTCGTAAAGTGAACCCTTAACTCCTACCATATTGCCGTTCGAGTCGTAGGCAACGTAACCTGCGTTATAGTCACGCATAGCTTTGTCGTAAGCCTTCTCGTTGAACTGCTCCTTGTTTTCGGGGTTAAAGATCTGTAGGTCTGGGTTGGCTTTTGCTCTCTCGAACTCACTGATGAGCGTATTTTCGGTATGCTCGATTGTTCTTGAGTAGTTGTCGGCTTCCATTTGGCGTAAGCGTTGGTCGTACTCGTCATCGCCTTGACTCACATATTCCTGAGTTTGCTGTTGAACACGTTGCTCACGTTCCCGGATTACCGCCTGCCGCGCCTCGTACCTTCTTCGAGCTTCTTCTTTGGGGTCAACCTCGGCTTGCAAGTCCTCGGCTTCTTCCTCTGATGGCTCACCCTCTGGCTGGGTCTCATCGTCAGGTTCTGATTCTTCTGCTGTTTCTTCGACTGGTTCAGCAGGCTTTTGGTCTGCCGAATCGTCCTCTGTGGCTGTCAGAATGTCAAGAACTGGGTCTGACTCTGGCGTTTCTACTGTAGTGTCTACAGCATCGGTTGAAGTGTTAGCTTCGTCCATTGGATCTCCCTTTCATTACTGCCTTAATCGGTGGCGAACCGCTACTCGTAAGTGAGTGAATCTTCTGTTGGGGACAGATTAGGATAGCCGGTTTTTGGGCTACCCTAGCCTATCACCATGTCAGTTAGTCTATACTTGTCCCCTTTCTTGTTTAATCTCTTGCCTTGCGGTATATGCTGGCGGAACTTAATGCCATGTTCGGTGACCCCGACCAACCAGTTGCCCTCTTGGTGCATATCTACAATGTTCTTAGTAAGTGGCATAGCATCGATATCAAACTCGTAGTCTGGTACAGGTGGTGCTGTTGGCTTATCTTCGTTCATCGCTTCTTGCTCTCATTCAGTATTAAGGCAAACTTGGTCTGTAGTTCAGATAGGTACTTGCGGTAACGCCCAGCTGCCTTCAGCTCGGACTTCACACTCTCCTCAGAATCGTTGGTGTTGTCTACATAGGTAGCGATGAAGTCAAGTGTCAGTTTGCGCTCGGATTCAAGCATATCTACAATCTCCTGCAACTTAGGGGTGAGTTCGGCTACAAGCTTTCGCTGTTCGTCAATCTTCTTTTGGGTAGATTCTTCGACGACTTCGTTACCAAAGATACCGTCCTGCACCCCATCAACGCCGGTATACATAGCTGAATCGTCAGTACTCATTACTTCTGCCCTCCGTTAAGATACGCCATGATTTCAGCCTCGTCGAACCCTTGTGCGCGAGCTTGCATGATTGCACCGGCTACGTTTTCGTCAACTCCGTATTCTTCCATAGTGACTTGTAATTCATCTTCGCCCTGTGGCATAGCTTCTGGGGCTGGTTGACCTTGAGGTTGTAGCTTCTGGCTCTTTATCTGCATGTCTAGCTGGTGCTTCTCGTCTGATTGCTGCATCTTCTGTTCTATCTGTGGGTCTGTGCCTTGTGGCTGTCCTTGGGGTTGCCCTATTGGTTGACCGGTAGCAGGGTCTACTCCCATAGCTTGCTGATCCTCTGGGTTGAGCTTCGTCAGTATCTTATCTGCGTTGGTTGTGCCTGATGCGTTGATTACCTTCATAAATGCTTCGCCTAGGTTGAACTCGTAACCGGACTGCTGCATAGCTGGGATAATGTTCGGGTTGCTGGTGGCTATGTCTATCAGCTCAAGCATACGGTTCTTCTCATCTTCATCGGCTTCTGGTCGTGCATCATACTCAAACTTGAAGGTAGCCTTGAGTTCTTCGTACATGATCGGTAGGTCGCCTGGGGATGGTTCCGGTGTGTTGGGGTTGTCATCGAGGTAGCCAGCCTTGAGTAGCTTCTCAATATCTTCTTCGGCTGCATCAAGTATGTCTGCGCCTTCCATCTGTGCCATGTGGACGTTCATCATCTTCTCGGCCATTTTAGCTGATGCGGTGTCGGCTTTGTTGCGTAGGTAGTTGTCTTGTGAGTTGGTGCGGTCTTGTTGCATCTTGACACCGGCACTTGTCTTGGAGAAGTTAGGATTGCCACTCTCGGCACTAATTGAGCCGTCTGTCCGGCCTTGTAAGGTCTGGAGCTGGCTCTTGTATAGTCCGAAGTTGTTAGGGAACTGCGTATAGACCGAGTTGGTGTTCTGCACTACATCTATCTGCGCTTGACCAAGTTGCCATAGAGCGTCCGGGGTGTGTGTCAGTGAGTTAAAGTTCGTTTGGTCTGTTGGGCCAGATAGCTTCTTTGGTGGTTGTAGCCCTACTTGAGTCGCAAAGACATGTGCTTGAGTCATGTAGTCGAGGACGTTCTGAGTTGGGCCAGCGAGTTCTACCCGTCCAATACCGTATGGTGATTCAAGGTTCTCATAGCAATACTGGCTGGTAATAGGCAGGTCGCCTGTTGGGTCTGGGTTCTTCCAAGTACGGATACATGAGCCTTTTTCGAGGTGCTTGCTGAACATGTAGAATGGTGCGCCTATGCCACGCTGGAAACAGGCGGTAATCTTGATGCCACTGGACTGTACAGCTTTCTCTCGCTCGTTGATGTTCTGCTCGTCCATCTCCTTGTTGGTCATAGCCATGTCTGCAAGGGATTTGAGCTGTTTTACGTCCCAGCCACCAGTGTCCTTGTCTTTGCCGAGTTTATCTATAATCTTCTTGAGCTGTAGCTTGGTGTAATAAATGTCTAGGAATACATAGTCACAGTCATCGACACTAAACTTGCCGGGTTCGAGCTTGAGGTTGCGGACGTAGGGTAGTGACCAGTCTGAGCCGGTGTAGTTCTCGGTAGATACAAAGAAGTTGTAGCGTGGTTGCATACCGTACTTGAGCGCACGATACAATGCGATCTGTTCTTTATCAAAGAATGGTGCTTGCGTATTAGCGTTCGGCACTATCTTGGTTTTCCAAGTGATGTTGGCTATCTCGTTAAGCCAGGCTTCTTTGCGGTTCTGTGAGGTGAACTTACCCGTCTGCATAGATGGGTATACCTGCATAGGTGTTTCGATAAGTGAGGCCGCTAGTGAGCCGTCATTGACCCTCGGCATGTTCTTGGCTAGGGTCTTGGAGAGTTTGTTACCAGCTATACGCTCGTATTCATTGAAAGGTGAAAACCAGTCTTTAGCAGTTCTATCGGCTTCGTAGTAAACGTCTTGGAGTTCCGCTTTTTCTAAGTATATTGCCATGTGTCGTAGTGTCCTTGGTGTTAGGGACTATCTACGACGAGGCTAGTCTATGTTTGAATTATACTATATTGTCGTTGTATTCAATAGGGTTTTGTGCTTAATGTCATATCAGTTCAAGTTGTGGCTTCTCTTTGGCCTTTAACTCTAGCCAGTACTTGATCCGTGCCTCTGCAATTGGTATGTATTCCTCGGTAAGTTCTACGCCCTCTACGTAATCCCAACCTGCTTGTAACGCTCCTATCATCTCTGAACCTGAGCCCTGAAAGGTACAAGTAGTCTACCGCCTGTTGGTGGTTTGATTAGATTAGCTAGGTATTTAGTTAGGGATAGGGGTTTAACAGTTGGATGATAATTGACTTTTGGTGATGTTCTGAGATGTCCAGTGTGGTGTTCTGTCTTTCTGCCATCAGTAACTCTTACTTCCTCAAACCCCTCTAGCCCTGCATTACGCTCACTCTTAGAGGCTTTAGCTGTGTAGAAGAAGCGAGCGGCAGAGCCACCGTTGTCACTCAATAGATTAGGACTTCTTCTATTTGAAAAGGTTACATTACTACTGCTGACAGTAGTAGTCCGATAATCGGGTTTTGCTGGTGCTGTATTCGGAAACAACCCCACTACTTCATCAGAGCCATCGTGGATAAGGTTTGCAGGGAAGCGACCAGTATAAGTTGGTTGGTCTTTGCGTGTTGCTGGTCGTGGGTTCTGTCCGAAACTTAACTTGTCTATACCGCTTGCTTCTTTACTCATAGCACCAACATCTCGTAGGTCGGGCATAGTGCCACCACCTAGAGTTTCAGTTCCTACCCTACTCCCATCTATATTTAATCCACCAGTACCGTATTTAAGCACGTTGTTAGCTACTGTATTTGAGCCACCTTTTATAATCTTTGGTAGTTCTTTGGGGTATGTATAAGTTCCATCGCTATTTCTTGCTATGAGGACAGGTGTCGCTAAGTCGGTAAGCCCAGTTACAGTTCCAGCAAAGAGTTCGGTATCCAGTAGGAAACCCTTGTCGCCTAAGTTCTGAATATACTTTGCCGTAGTTACTTTTTCTGTGCTGTCCACCGCCACCGTTAATGTGGTCAAGCGTGAGGAATGTTCGCTCTGATTCTCCACAACACTGGCACTCGTTACCGTAGGCGTTGAAGATTTCGTCTTTAAGTCGCTCGGTAGACTTTTTTCTGTACTGCTTGTAGTCGTCTGGTCTTTCTTTGTATCGTTTTTCTGCTCTTTGGCGTAATGACTCTCGGTATCGTTCTCTGTATCTGTCGTCTGTTTGCTTTTTACACGCCTTGCATACGTTTCCGCCGTTCTTAGCAGATGGGTTGTGCTTAAATAGGTCAATTGTCTTGACTTCTCCGCATCTGCAACACTGACGTAGTTCCATTGTATATCCTCTGTTAAACCTGTATCTATTATAGCACGTCTAACGGTTTCTGTTAAGTCTATGTCTGGGTCAATCATAGGTTTACGAGCTAGTGCACAAGGTTCGTGGGCTGGTTTAAGAGCTGTGCCGTAGCCTTCGTAGGGTGATGTGCCTTTGGTGATGTCGCCACCTTTTTGCCCTAATCTTTCACCACCTAATCCGCCCATGTCTGTATCGTGTTTGCCTATAAGTTCCCGCTCTCGTTCAATCCGTTCTACAAGTTCGTCTACCCATTGTGGTATGTTTACTGAAATGTGTGGGCGTAGCTTACCCCATAGCTCAACTGTTGGTATGGCTGGTTGGTCTAATCGTAAATAATGGCTACCGACATCTGTCTTGCCTATAATCTCATTGGTTTGCTTTTGCTTCATACCGGTAGACCGATACCATTGAACAAACTTTAGTAGTCTGTCGCCCTCACCATTTATCTTATCCACAGCCTTACCGATATTCAGTGATTTCGGGAATCCGCTGCCATACACCCACTCAATCATATCCCTAATCTCAAACCCTGCATCTTCTATTGCTACTGCCATACGGTGATAGGTCCTTGAGCCTGAAAAGGCTAGGAGGTGTCCACCTGGTTTAAGTATTCTAAGTAAGTCAGCCCACATATCTTGGTCAAAGGCTATGCCTGACGAGTCCCACGACTTGCCCATAAATCCTAACTCATATGGTGGGTCGCATAAGATACCGTCAAACTGTGGGCCATCGTAGTTCTTAGCCCACTCTTTTATGTTGGCGTGGTTGATCCTATGATTCATGAGTTCTCCGATATTATGACGTAGTTCTTTGTTATCAGCTTGATTCTACCCGTTTTCGGGTCTGACTGTACCGTTATCGTGAGGTGGTTGGTTTGTCGGCTGTCAATCAATTCTAGGCATTTCATAAGTTCCGAAAGGGCTTGGCTCTTATCTTTTATGAGTTCAGGAAGTTCTACCTCTGTCTTGGTTGACTTGAGTGCGCCATTGAAGTATGAGTGCGAAGTGATTACTTTTCCGAAGTCAGGTTTCATGTTTTATCCCATCATAAAATTTGTTGGCTTGTATTGTGGTACTTTAACTTCCTCTTTGTGCGGCCGTAACCCCATGAATCCGTATAGTAGTGCATCCATAGCGTGATCGTTGCCGTCCTCTGGGTCGTTCAGTATGCGTCCATCTTTATCTTCTTTGTGCAGGTAACCCATGTACTCACGCCAGATGTTGCTTGACCGCTTGGTAACACTGATACGCTGCTGCCCTACAAAGTCTATGCCGTAGTGTTTGAAAGTCTTTTTGTTGCCCATAGGGTCATCACCACCGGCTTTCTTAACTCCGAGTATGTTGATACCGTATTCTTGTAGGTCTGCTATGCTCTTAGGCTCGGCAGAATCACCAATTACTAATGTGTTTGGTTTGTCTACGTTCTTGAGGACTGCGCCTATATCATTGTTCTTCATACCCTTGCGGTATATCTCCTCGTCAATAATATAGCCGTCATTGTAGCGATAGATAGCCACCAATGCGGTAGGGTCGTTGGTATAGCCGAAGTCAAGTCCTCTACGTTCTAGTCGGGCTTCGTGCGGTACGGTGTCTACTTGTATCCAGTCTTTGTAGACTCTACGCTCTATGCTGTTCGGTTCACCGAGCCATTTGTGTTTGTATAGTGCTGGGCGGTTTTCTTTATCATCTTCTATTTCCTGCTTAATGACATCTGGTATCCAGCCGTACTTTTCTGCGATGTCGTAGTTGACATGTATTATCAGCGTGTTTGGTCTCCCCTCCATGACTAGGCGTTTGTGTACAGGGTCATCTTCTAATAGTCGGTTATAGGTGTAGATAAGTTGGCTTCCTGGTTTGCGGATAGTAGGTGTTAGTACTTCAAGGCTCTGAGTGGATACAGTTTGTGCTTCTTCTTGCCAAGCTATGTCTACACCCTCGATTGATTTGATTGACTGTATATTATTGTGTAAGCCCTTAAAGATGAAGTCCGAGCCATTGACTGTGTTGATAATTGCGTTATCAGTTATTTTGAACATACTTAACTCATACTGCTCGATTAAGTCTTTCAACAGTTGGTGTGAAGAATCGGCTATGGAGTTCATAAACTCCCGAGTACACAAAACTCTAATCTTCTTCTGCATCGCTTTAATTAGCAACACCCTAGCAACGGTGTGTGACTTCATGGAGTATCTGCCTCCGTAACAAGCGCACTCACGCCAGTCACTATCGAATAGTCGGGCATATTCAGCAGGGATCAAGATTTCGTCAGCTTTTGACAAAGTATTTTAACTCCATAGCTTTTCTTACGGCAACGGCTTCAGCTAGGGTTTTATAACTGCCGAAGCGCATGAGTTTACGATTGATAGAAAGTTGGGGTACATATCTAGGTTCTTTAGTGTCATATCTAATCTTCACACCACACACGCCAGATTTATTATTTTTCTGTATGCCTCGATTGATACATTGTTCGCTTGGAGTTGCCCATCTACAATTATCTTTTGAATATCCCTTACTATTATCTATACGATCTAAGGAGCGTCCGTGTGGCTTTTCGCCCATGTCTTTTATAAAACTATCAAAAGACTCCCATCTCTCATCGTATGTTATGCCTTTTTCTAAGTAATATTTTTTATAGTCTGGCCTATTCCCCTTACAGCGTTGTTTCATACTATGCCAAGACTCATAACCAGGTATATCCTTATTATTTCTGGCGTTCATCTATAATTCTCACTATAGGCATTACTATCTCGTTACCACCTGATGTTATGTCTTGCTCACTCTTTTCTCTATAACCATGATTGGCCAACATAAGCTTAGATATGGTCGGATTGAGCCTGTTTTCTAGGCTGCCGTCCACTAATGTAGCTTCTTGTATAGACTGTAGTTTGTCTAACGTGTCCGAAAAGTCTTTGTCGTTCTTGCCCCATTCATATAAAGTGCTTTTGCTTATTCCAAGGTTTACAGCCAGTCTCGCTGCTGTTGGAACTTTGTTTTTCTCTATACACTCTTGCAAATAAGTTGCCGTCAGTTCTTTAACTTCTGGCGTTAGTTTAGTTGGCCTACCCATTTTAATATCTTGCTTTGGTGTTAGTCCCTCAACGTCTTTATCCATGTTGTATAGTCCTGTTCAACTGACTGGCATCTGGTCGTTCAATCACTGGGTATGGTTCTACTGTTTGTACTAGGGCTATTTGTGCAAGTGGGTGGTTACAGGTTTCTCTTTCGGCTT